GATTTAGCATTAGAGACAATGGTGAGTTAAAAATTTCCGGTAGATTCGGCCGTTACCAAAACGATATCAGTAAAACCTTTTCGAACTATTGGGACACTTTAATTCCTGAAAATAACCGCGATAAAAAAAGAATCAGATTAGCTATTACCGTTGATATAAGAGAAAACGATGATAACAAATACGCAGCGGATTACGGTTCTAAATACGCAGCTTGGGATTCGCCTGAATATCACATCGGGGCAGCTAAATTATCAATAAGTACGATTATTAATAGTGATAGCCCTCCAGGCTCTATTGAGGGAGAAGATGACGGTAACGTATTTGAAATGGATGACTTTCATACAGTCGGTGGGCCAGTAGAAGATACAAACTTATATCCGTCTGCATTAGGTCAGGCTATTAATAGTGGTAGTATAGGTTCCGGTGGTGGACAAGGTAAAGATTATTATGAAAACGCAAATGGAGAGGTTTATTTTTACGGATTTGCGTTTATAAATCGTATATGTACAACTCAAGAGCTTCAGAATTACGCAAGGACAGGAGCAATCCCAAGCGATAATATTCTAGACCTAGATTTAGATAACGAAGGCAATACATATTTTTATAATAGAAATACCACTAACATAATTGCAAGACAAGTAAAAGGTGATTTTAATAGTGAAGCAAGATATAACACCCTTCAAGAAACTAACTTTGGTCTTTCAAGTACTGGCAGTGAATACCCAAGATTTATCTCATGGCTTAATAGCAAAGGATTCCCTTCTGACATAAACAGACTACACGATGGTGATAAGTATCAAAACTTTTCATACGTCATTCGTACTGCTCTTTCAGCAAACTTGTGGAAGACTGAATTTAATAAGTTAATACACCCAGCAGGACTGAAGTTTTTCGTTGCGTTATATCTTGAAGCCGATTTCCGTGTTCAACGTAGATCATTTGAACCACCAAGATTTGAGTGGGTTGAAAAACAATACTTAAAAGATATTGCAGCAAATAACCAATTTGAAAAACATAGTCCTCACTATCAGCCTGGTTGGCTTGAAGCACAATTCGTAATTCCGATTGAAATTGTTGTTTATCGTCTCTTGTCAGCATTCTATGTATTAGAGCAAGCTCAATATAACGCAATTTATGATAACTATTTTAATTCTGACAATGGATTAAGAATCCGTCAACAAAATGAATTGTCATTGCTTGGTGATACAAAACAATCAAGGTTTGATACTACCAACTTCTCAGACACTTTTATTGAGTTTGAGGGTGATGGCACGGGAATGAAAACTGCTGGTAGAATTAATGAAAATTCAGCTTTTGAGGTTTCATTTAGACTTCTCAAAGATAACGCAGTTGGTAAATACGTAGCTGGTTCGTCATGGACGGGAACTGATGGCCATATTCGTGAAATGTCTATTCGACAAATTATGAATAATGCTGCTGGAGAACGACAAGTAGAAGTATCCATAACCGATAATGCAGCTCAGTATTCTACTGCAGATGAAATACACTCGATCAAAGCAATCGCAGATCAATATACTAGGCAGCACGGACAAAAAGGTGTATATTTTAGTGACGAAAATATCACATTTGATTCTGGCGTAAATAATAATTTAAGAGGCGGAACTAGAGGACACACCTTAGTTGTATTTAGAAGATCAGACAGAAAAGTATTATTCAATACTACCTATGATACATACGGAGATATTAATAATGCTACCACACTTGCTAATAAAATTAATTCTTATGGCAGTGGCCATGTTATAATCTTATACTCCCATGATGCTACGGGATGTAATACTGATTTAAGAAATGCTCTTAAGAATTGTGGTGCAGGGGACTCAACAACAACTTGGACAGAACAAAGAGTTCCCCATGTGTTTATTGGCATTCGTGGAGGAACCCGTGGAACAGCAATTGAAAGACTTCCAAATCCTTTACTATCGAGTAGTGCTACACAAGAGATACCTATTGCAATATGTAACTATGAGGGTACTTCTACTTTTACAGGCGGAGATGAAATATTTAGACAACCTAAATTTAAAGCAATACCGTTAAAAGTAGTATGTCCTAGTAATGACTTTATTAACTTAGAATTATTTTCAAATGGTAAAATTGTTGAACACAGAGGTGAAGACGATATTATCCTCCGAAGTGAGCTAGAAGCTTCTGATCCTAGATATTTTAAAGAAATTAACTATACTGGTTATAATTGGATACATCATCTTCGTGATATTACGCAGGGTATAAGTTCTGCAAATGGTTCGGGTACTATTTATTATGACGAAACCCTAGGTGGAGTTGTATCAACTGGCAACGAACGTCGGCTTTTCTTGGATAATTTAATTGAAATTGAAGAAGACGCTGAATATGAAATTTTTATTACAATTAAGAATTTATTAAAAGATAAAAAAAATAAAATTTATGCTGGTGTAAATTCTACTGATTCATCTGGTTCAAGAGTAGGAACAGATGCCTTTCATAGTTATAACTATGCATTAGCTTCAGGGTATATCCTCGGCAAAAACGAAGAGAAAACATTTACAAAAGTGTTTAGTGGGTTTAACCCTCCTAACGAATTACAATATAGACAGACCGGCCGATCAGCCAGAAAATTTGATCCAGGCGCTACTCATTTTGAATTGATGGTAATTTCAAATTATGACGCAGGTAATCTTGACGGATTTAGTGAGCCATACGTTCCAACTCTTCTTATTAAAGACATAATTATTAAAAGAAAAGATGGTAAAGTAATTTTTGATTCTTTAGCAGATAGACGAGACCCCAACTATGGTGTTAAAAAGATTACTACTTCTGCTCTTCCTGTTCTAGATATTGGTGGTAAAAACGGAGTATTTAGAAATACAATGGCAATTGGTACACTTCAGAAGAATAGCATTCTTGAAGGTGTGACTTCTTTACCACAACCAAAACCAAATTACATAGCTAACCTATATGATTCTTTCTTACCGTTTAGAGAAGGGCGCGGAAGTTTCAATGGTTTTGAAAGAAACGGAGAAATATCGGAAAACAGTAGAGAACTTAGAACTGACCCCTTCAATAACAAAGCAGTGGTATGGGTTGGCAAAAATAGTGGTACTGATAATAATGGAGACGGCGGGTTCAATGGCCCCAAAGTAAGCATTTCTAATCCAGCAAGTGGTTCTTTATATAGGGTTTCCTTGTTCTTAAAAATTAATCAATCAAGCATTGACTCTGGACGTTACTATTTTGGGTTGAATTCATATAGCGCGGGAGGAAAAGAAACTCCTGTCTATTATTCTCCGAACTCAAGTAGGACTTATAAAATCACCGCGGTGAATAACAGTACAGCAGGTACTATAACTATAGACCGTGAACAGACTAATCCGGCCGGAGCAGTAAGAATCGAAAATGTGGTTGGTACAACGCAACTTAATACTAATATAAACAATCCAATGGATGTTGTTTATTTTAGAAGAGATTCTAACGACAGAAAAATTCTTAGACTGTATAGCGATGCGGAATTTACAACACTCTTAGACACATCAGCCTATAGTGAATATATCAGCGGAGGTGATGTTAAAATAGTTGCTATCACAAATCCATATTTTAGAAGCGGGCCAGCTGAAAGCTTTGAACCAAAGGAAAAGTGGGCTTTGTTTGTATCCTATGTATACACTTCAAACTATGGTAACTATACTTTAGACCATGATTTATTTTCAGACGCTGGTATATACGATGTAGAAACTGGAAAACAGATTAACACAATTATTAACATATATGGTCTTGATCCTGCTGCAGATGAAATCAGAATGAGAGCGTATCAGTATTATAATACATCCTCAACCGAAAGTGAATATGAATGGGTATACCCAAGAATAGATTTAGTTGACGGGCGGGAACCAACAACTGAAGATATCTTAAATGGAGAAGCTGTTAAAAATATCGATAACTACCCTTCAAATATTAGAGTAAATAAATCAGCAGTTTCAAATGGGCAAGATGGCAATCATGTTTATCTATTTAACGAAGGCTCTTCAACTGTAGGCGAAGTCAGCTCAGCTATTACAACACACCCCGATCCTGATGACGCAATTGTACCAGTTACCGATCCGCCCTTGCTAGAGAGAGCTAAGGTGTTGACACCCATAATTAAAGATGTGTCTGGCGATAATGACGGTGAACTTTTGAGTAGAAGCGGAATATCTAATGTTAGACGGATATCTGAATTTGATCGGCAACATATTACGACAGTAAACCCACGACCTGTTGGTATATATACAGTATTACCAGAAGACTATACTGTAACTAGAGCATCACATAACCCTGCAACTGATGAGCTCGGAAGTGGTGCTGAATTTAGAGTGCATATTAATGAAAGTTTTGCGTCAGTTGAAGTTGTAAAACAAGGTATAAACTTTGAAGTCAATGATATAATAACAATTCCAAATAGTGTTTTAGGTGATGAGGGCCCATACCCTGACCTTCAATTTAAAATACGAAAGACTGCAGGCGGTAAAATAGAGTTTGAAGAAAAGATGGATGACGCCGTCGGGTATAAACCTGTTTACTTGTCAAGAGACACTAGAGATACCGATAATCCTGCTGGAGTTAGATCAGATGGATTGAAAATTGACAATGAAATTATTAATCCTACAGATGACTTCAATTGGCAAACCGATGTAGAATATGAGATTAATTTTAATGTAACAAAATACTTAGATAGAAATACTCCTGCTAATCTGTTTATTGGCGGAGGTGAAATCGGACATTACGAAAGTGAGCAAATCGACCGTGGGTTTCGTCCGTATAAAGTTGGTAGTGTTGGGGTTAGTACTGGTAATCCTAATGCAAGACAACGTGCCGGAACTGGTTCTCAAGGTGTCGGGCCACACGAAGTTGAATTTAAAAGTGCTAGTGAAGGACTATGTACTATCGAACTTATGATAGACGATGCTGAAGGAGGTATTCGTTTAGCTCTTAACGGTCACGAACTTACTGTTAAAAATTCTGGCAACAAAAGGAATATGGATTATAGAAACCAAACCCATATTGAGGTAGACGACGGTGGGAGTAGTATTGATAACAATCCAGATAACCTTCTCTATGTCAGAGCAGCTGGCGTGTACACCTTTGAAAGTGATAAACTTGTAAAAGGCAGTAACACAATTCAAATATATAGAAGAGGAAACGCAGGGGATGGATACGCAGTTAGATGGTTAAGAGTTCTACCGGCAGGTAGCAGTAACGGATTAATTCAGACAGGAGCAAACTCACATAACTTAATTATCGACCCATCTATCGAAAATAAAAATATCATAATCGAAAAAGACGCGTCTAAAAGAACTAAGTATAATAATAGAACATTTAATTACGATAACATTGATATAAAAGAGTTTCATTATAAACTTGATGATATTGTAGTTCGGTCTTTAAGAAAAAGAGTTTACTCTAGTAGATTTGAACCTATTGTTGCTGATCCCCCCGCGATTAGAAATAACATAGAAGGCGGAATTAAATTTATAAACGCTACTGATAGTGATGAGAGTTTTGGCACAGAGCTTTACCGTCCAATCGACCTTGATAGTCTTTCTGCAGTTGACGGATGCACTTCATTTGGCGCTAAAAGACTGTTTATCCCAGCCATAGAAGAATACGATTCAGCTTCTGGTATTGGGCAAGAGTATGTGGAATTTGAAGGAGTAAGAACACCAATACTTGGCATTCCAAAAGGTAACTATAATGTATTAAAATTAAATGCTGATAAAGCTGATGGGCACGGTATTATTTTTGGAGGTAGTGACAGATCACTTCCGATTGGTACGTTTAAAGCAAACACATACTATGAATTAACTGCTAAGGTATTCATACCTTCTAGTAATACAAAACTTACAACCATTTTTGTAATGGCTGGAAGAAATATTCCTTCGTTAGATAAACAAGGGAAAGAAATTAAACGGGCAACAACAGGAATATATGTGTTTGAACTTCCAGTTGGAAAACACCAAGAGGTGAAAGGTAAATACTACGGATGGGGTGTTTACGACTTGGAAGAAACAAAAGTAAATACACAGGGCGAGTGGGTTGATATTGTACACTCATTTAAGACAGGTGCTTTAGACCTTGATGAACAGCCTAAGATTATGTTTGCTACTGGACTTAGAGACGATGCTATTAGAGGCGTTGCGGGTTATGGTGGTGATGCTGAAAACGAGTCCTTTATGATTCGTGATGTTAGAATACTAGAAGGTGTAAACCCAAAAGCGTTTCCTTTTAAAGAAAAGACTGACAGTAAATACAATGCAATTATTAAACGTAAAAATAATAAAGATATTGTAATTGAAGATAACGTATTGTCAGACAAAACACAGCTAACTATTAATACATCCTACGATGAAAGTCCAACAACGACAACATATTCTCTGCGGGATAGTCACCGTGAGTTTGGCAATTTTGAATTAGCTAACCTAGTAGAAACTGAACCGAACTTGATTGCAGATCATGTCCCCTTTGTACTTAGTGAAGGCCTTGATGTTTCAATTAAAAATCCTAAACTTTTCCCTCTTGGGAATCCTTATGCGACTGATGATGATGCATCGCCGTTTGGAACAACCTTTGAAAACAGAGTAATAACAGACTTTACTCCGTTCTACGGAAAAGAACCAATTTGGATTGCCGAAAATAGAGATGACGGCTCCTTCGATAGCTCACCCGCTGGAGCTAAATATGATGGAGGTTTTGAATCTAGTTTTGTAAAAGTAAACCCGAATAGAACATATCGTTGCTCTTGTTGGATTCATCAAAGTGATACAACATTTGGTATCGATGATTCACCTTTAGCACCTGGCGGATTAAAGATTATGGGTATCACTGCAAAAAATGCTAGTGGGGATACCATTCAGTTGTCTAATATAACAGACGGTGCGACATCTGCTGATTCTCCTTCATTCTTCAATAGCTATGATTTAGGTTTTAATACTACATCAGCTGATAGCCCAAGTATTGGTGTAAACGACGATAAGTGGTATCTAGTGGTAGGACACATTAGACCATTTGGCCATGTAGGCGAAACAGATCACGCGGATAGTGGTGTTTACCCACCTTCTAGAAGAGGCAAAAAAGAAAGAACACTAATCAATAGTGGGGATTGGAAGTTTAAGTCTAACGTAGATAAAATTAAACTGTACTGTACACACTTTGCAAACTCACAGCAATCGAAGAATCCAGTTAAGTTCTTTGCTCCAAGAATTGAAGAGATAAATGGTACAGAGCCGACAATATCAGAATTAACGAGTGGTAAGGTATTGGCTGAAAACTACAGACACGATAAAATATATCCTGTCACAGTTGCATCTTGGGAAGACTCAATGCATAACTCAAGAGACCTATTAATTAATGACGATGATTTCAGACACACAATTCTAGGCAATACTTTTAACGTTTCATTAAATGATCCATATAATTCACAAAATAGATCAGACTATTTAGAAGTGGTCATTACCGACAAAAAGGGAATTGAAGACACTATTATTACTATAACTACACCGTCTGATTCTAGAGATATTACTATTCCGATTCTTGATCCAGCTGGGGAAACTGCTCAGTGTAACATTGATTGGGGTGATGGAAGTGTCGATGCTATCTCAAGTGGGAGTGATTCTAATTTAACTCACACTTACGCGACAGCTGGAAATTATACTATTACAATCAGTGGTGAATTTTATAAGGTATCCGCGGATGATAAAACCGGAGCAGGAGTTACTAACTTTAAATCAGATGTAAGAACTTTCTACTTAGGAAGCTCACCAGTAACCGAATTTAATAAAGCGTTAAAAGATTGTACCGGACTAACATCCTTTACAACTGCTGAAGGTATCACTAACACTACTGCAGTAACTGTATTTTCGGAAGTATTAAGAGGTTGTAGTTCGCTTACCTCGGCCGATGTTTCTGGTCTAAATACAAGTAACGCAACTAGAATGGACGGCATGTTCAGAGACTGCGGAACGTTTACGATTACAGGTCTATACAAATTAGACTTAGCTTCTTTAGAAACAGGAGCTTCAAAAGGTCTTGCAAACTTTTTGATTGGAAGTAAAATTAATACAGAATCACATGAAAGAGCACTTCTAACATGGGCAGGTGATGATTCTACTCCAGACGCTCTTCATTATCACATGGGGACATCAAACTTCCGAATCGGTAATGAATTTGATTCACCGAATGATGAAAATCCAACACCGCTTGTGAATAATGCATATACAAAACTTGATATTATAAAACGATGGAATATAACTATATCATCCGGCGGCGGATTTATCGGAGATTAAGTTCATCATTTTTATATAAATAAACGTAACTAACTAATAAATACGAGTATTACTTATGGCAGCTATTATTACAGACGAATTCAGAAAAAACAACATCGAAACATTTGTAAAGGATGTTGAAGATTCACCAGCCTTAGATGGTCATAATTATTATCTTGGTATCGGTAAAACCGATCCATGGCCGGCACAAGGTGGAGTGACCGAAACTAGTAGTGATTTTGAAGTACGATTCCCAAGCGGAAGTATTGATGAAAAAGATGATATTAAAAATAACTTAATGACTCTTATTAAGATTGACTCGACTGATATTCATCGACTCGTGCCAAAAGTTGACTTTAGAATCGGAGAAATATATAAGATATTTGATCCAACTGATCCTACATGTTTTGACTATGATACTGTTCAAAACCATCTTCCCTGTTATGCTACATATACTGACACAGATGGTCATACAAAAATTTATATGTGTTTGGGTAATAACGGTTTTAGTAGAACCGCTACTAACATTCCAGCAATGGATGATCCTGCTGATGCAACATCTAACTTTCCCTTTGGTGTAAAACAAAATACACTATCAGCTGGTGGTGATGGATACATCTGGGCTTATCTAGACTACTTAAATGACGATGATCCTAATAACCTGTTTGCAGATTCAAAAAGTTTTCAGTCACTTAGTAAGGATAGTGAAATTGACAGAAAAGTTTTCAATGAACTTGGTGGTCACGCCGGTGTTAGCGATGGCAGAACAAGAGCAACTAGAGCTAGTGCAGGACTATTGTATGGATTTAAAATTGTAAATGGTGGTTCTGGCTATCCAGTCCCCGCCGGCCAAACCAGCACTACACTCACTGCAAAAATTATTGGAGAAAGAATTAAAAACGACAGCGATGATTTTGCACAAGAAAGAATTGGCAACCCAATCTTAGAAACAGAAGATAACGATGTAACTGTTACTGTCGTACAGGGCCCTAATGGGGGTGTTGTACAAAGTGTAGAGTGGGATTTATCAAAAGCCAAACAGCTCGGTTTTGGTCGAACTGACTCGGTTGATTCTGAAGGAAACGCGGTTACAGGATTAACACGAAGTGATGTTAATGAACGAGGCGGTATTGTTAGAGCTTCTTTAGTAATTACTGACCCCTCAATATTTGAATCAAATGATGAATTAAAGGCAGAAATTGTCGAAGCAGATATCCGACCTTTAATTGCACCACAATTTGGTTTTGGACATTCTGTTTTAACTGATCTGCCTTCTTACTACGCAGGAATTTCAGCTGACTTTGAAGGGACTGTCGGTGAAAACAAAGCATCAGCACAGGATTCACCTCCAAGACACACAGCTGAAGCATTAGTTGATGTATCTTTTAGACAAGTGTCTCTATTAAGAGAAAAAACAGGAGAGCCGATTAGAACAGGAGAAGACGATTCTCCATGGCCAGATCCTCTAATTACTCCAGAAAAAGCAGTAAACTGTCTACCTTACTTTTTCGTACCATTTAAAGCTAACCAAGAACAACACACCCAAGTTCCAGCATCTTTAGCTGGAAAAGGCGGAGATGGTGTGTATGTTGAGCTCGCCGGAACAGTTTCTGGTGGTGGAGAAAAACCAAAGGCATGGGTAGATAAAATAAGCCCATTCTATAGCACTGATCCAGTTGATAATGTTCCTCAAACCCCAGAAACCGATACTGGTGGTGGTTTCAGAATATATTATCACCAAAACTCAGATAAGAGAATCAATAAAGCTCCGTTCCCTCGCGGGGAGAGTGAAGGTGTAGAAGTTAATATCTATGATTCGGCTGGGACTCTTTTGACTGATTCAATTAATGAAAAATGTTTCTATACTTTTATTGGTAATCCAGAATATGAAAGAACAAGGGGCGAAGTTATCTTCGCAGAAAATAGAACACCGATTCGGCGAGATGCTCAACAAACAGAAGAAGTAAGACTAATTATTCAATTCTAAGGAAGTTATGGCAATAGATACTACACTAACAGGAAGTGCCCCATATTACGATGACTGGACTGCATCCAAAAATGAGGATAAAAACTATCTTAAAATTCTGTTTCAGCCTGGAAGACCTGTTCAGGCAAGAGAGTTGACACAAATCCAAAGTGGTATTCAAGATCAGATTGATAAATTTGGACGGAATGTATTTGTTGAAGGCACGAGAGTGCTTGATGGTGAAATCGATATTGATAATAAAGTTCGATGGATCGAGATCGAATTAAATAATGACGCGGTTAACGCGGCAGTAGATACTGATAGACCATTAATCGGAAAAACACTTTATGCTGATTCAGGGAGTGCTACACCAAGTTCTAATCCTGCTGACGTTGATGTATACGCATCTATTTTAGATTATGAATTAGTTTCTGATTCTAAATATCGTTTTTATCTTCGGTACAACTCTGGTAATGAGGGAGCAGCGGATGCGCCAGACTTTAATAATTCGACTCGGACATTTGAAGATATCAAAATTGGAGAAGATGTTGAAACATACTTGAATGCTAATAATGTTGTCGGTGATGGAACTACTGTAGTTAGTACTGGATACGCTATAAAAATCCATAATAATAAAGGTGTATTTTTTACAAAGGGATATTTTGTTGTAGCTGAAGAACAAACAAAATACATAAAAACAGCAGCTGTAGATGGTTCAAGTAATCCAATTGCAGACGCAACTGTTGAAGGTTCTATCGGATTTACTATTACTGAAAGTACTGTAACCGCGGTTGGAGATTCTACACTGTATGACAATGCCCAAGGTACAAGTAACTTTAGTGCACCGGGCGCGGATCGTTATGTTATCACTTTAGGCCTTACACTTATTTCTGATGATTTTACTTCAGGCACACCTAACGTAGTTGCAACAACTGCATCAAATGTAGTAAACGTGACATCTCTTTTTTCAACCGAAGCGGTAGAACCTGTAAAAACAAAATATAATGTACTTGGTGAAACTTTAGCTGAAAGAACATTTGAAGAAAGCGGTAACTATGCCCTTCAACCGTTTGAACTTGACTTGCGAGAACACTTAGATAATGGAGAAAACCGTGGTAGATATACAACAGGAAATGGAGGCAACCCAGCAAAGTTTGTCGTTGGTTTAGAACCAAGTGTTGCGTACGTTAATGGAAAAAGAGTCGAGGTACTTACTAAACAAGAAATTGTAGTTGACAAAGCTCGAGAAACAGAAATACATTCAGATTTAGAAATACAAGCACGTCAAGGGTCATATATTGAAGGGGATTCAATCAAGTATCTCCCAACATTAAACACAGTAACTTATGAATTATATTCTAGTGATTCTCCCGGCAATCTTATTGGAACTTGTGCAGTAAGAGGTATTGAGTACACTGGCCGAGTGTATCGTCTTTACATAAAGGATTTAGCTTTAGAGTCTGGAAAACTTTTACGAGATGCTGTACATCTTGAAGATTCTGGCTCAGATGATTTTGAATTTACAGCATCGGAAGAACTTGGAGGCTTCACTCTCAACGATGTAAGTGAATTTGATGATTTATTTGTTTTGCCTGGTCTTAATACTAAAACTCTAATTAAAGAAGCATCATCAATTAATTTACCAAAAAGAGCAACTTCACCTTCAACTTCCGTAAACAGCAGTCAATTAGTAATAAATTTAAGTGGTTCACAGAAGTTTTATTTAGACAGCGTAAATGATTATATCGTATACGATAATTCAACTGGTGATACCATCGTTGTGGATGCAGTTAGTCTTACACAGAACTCAACAAGGCTTACTCTTACTTTAGACAATTTTACTTCAGGTAACGCAAAAGTTACATATTCTTTTAGAGAAGAAGGAAGCCTTAGAAGTAAAACTAAACAAATTGTAAGTAGTGAAGTCATAAGCACAGCAACATATAGTGTGGGTGACACTGCGGCTTTAGCTAATGATGATGTTATAGAAATTATTAGTTTAGTTGATAGTAATGGAACAAATGTTTTAAATAAATTTAATTTAGATAATGGTCAGACAACATCTTCATATAACAATGCTAAACTAATTTGTACTGAAGCTATTGAAACTTCTACTACTTTAACTGTTAGTTACTATCACTTTTCTCATGGCTCTGGAGACTATTTTTCAGTCGATTCTTACCCGATAGCAGATTCATCAGATGCTACTAATATACAAAGAGAAGAAACACCATTTGTCGGCGGCCTTAGTCTTTTAGACCAGCTGGATTTTAGAGGATCAAGTACTAGTTTAGACCCGAATGGTATTATAGAAATAGATAAAAAAGAAGATTTTCTTCCACGGCACGATAGGATTGTTTTAAAAAGTAACGGCAAATTTGAATATCTTGTTGGAGATGCTGCTGGTAATAATCCACAAAAAATACCAGACGATGGTATGTTATTATACGATTTAGATGTCCCTGCATTTACAGCGTCTGTTGCTGACATTGAAATTGGGTATCACGATAATAAAAGATACACAATGCGTGACATTGGTAAAATTGAAAAACGAGTTAAAAACCTAGAATATTATACATCACTTTCTCTTCTAGAAAGACAAACAAGAGATAAAACTATTGCCGACTCGTCTGGAGATAGATTTAAAAATGGTATTCTCGTCGATGAATTTAAAGGACACTCTGTTGGAGATCCAGCCGATCCGGGCTATTTGGCTGCAGTAGACCCAGAAAGAGGTGAACTCAGACCTTCCTTTGCTCCTACTAATATTGGCATATATAATACTGATAACACAGCAAGCGATGTAACGGTAAGTGGTTCAGCTCAAATTGGCGCTGAAGATATGATTCGTTTACCATCATCAGGTGTTAAAGAACTTATCAATCAACCACATGCTGCCGTAGCAATTAGTGTTAATCCATTCGATGTTGCATCTTGGGTTGGTGAAATTAGACTATCCCCTTCAAGTGATGAGTGGAAAGATACAAATCGTAGGCCGGATGTTATTATCAAACAAGATAATAATGCAGAAGCAATATTGTTAGCCACTAACGCAGCATTAGCAGCTTCTGGAACAAGATGGAACGATTGGAATACAACATGGTCTGGTGTAACAGCTACTACAAGTTTGGGATGGCAAAGCTTTGGTGCAACTCAAAGACATTTTGGAGATAGGGCTCAACACACACGAAATTGTAATTGCGGGCACCGAAACACTTTAACAGTTCCAACATTTAATGGTGGGACACTTACAGGTAGACAAGGTGGCAACGGTCTTACAAGAGGACAATTCCTCCTAGAACAAAGAACTACTCGTACCGAGCAAATTAGAGAGGGTATACAACAATTTGCAGAATTGCAAACCATAACTCAATCTGTAGGAGACAGAGTTGTTGATACTTCTTTTGTTCCATTCATACGTTCAAGAAAAGTTTATTTTGAAGCTACTGGGCTAAAACCAAACACGCGAGTGTATCCGTTCTTTGATAATATAGATTTAAGCGATTATTCAAGTGAAGCTGCATTTGTAGAGTTTAGAGACGACCAAACTAGAACAGATCATACTGATGATTCTCCTGGCGAAATCACTAGTGGAAATCTTGTGACTGATTCAAATGGTGACGTATCTGGTTATTTCGTTATTCCTAATAATGAAGGATTAAGATTTAGAACTGGTGAAAGACAGTTTAGATTGGTAGATAGAAGTGATAATGATTTGTCAATAGCTAATACTTATGCAACTGCAACTTATACCGCTAGAGGTATAGTACAAACTGTACAAGAGCAAATTATTTCTACTCAACAAGTAGTAATTGATGAAAGACGAGTCACAGAAACTAGAACAGTTACTAGCACAGAAACTGCTGCAACTGCAGTAAGACACGTTGACCCATTAGCTCAAACATTTGTCGTTGACCCAGATAGATTCCCTGATGGAGTGTTTGTTAAAGATATTGATTTGTTCTTTAGACAAGTTCATAGCACATTACCAGTTAGAATTCAACTTGTAACAACTGAAAACGGCATACCAACCCAAAAGGTTGTACCCTTTTCTAGAGTTAGAAAGACTGCAGCACAAATGGCTGATAGAGCAAGTGAGGACGCGAGTGTAGCAACTAACTTTACATTTAAGTCTCCTATCCATCTTAAGGCCGGAGTTGAATATGCGGTTGTCGTGTTGTCAAACTCGCCGGATTATTTATTGTGGCATTCGGAAGTAGGCGGAACGGACGTATTAACTGGCAAAAGAATTATTAAAAACCCATATACTGGAGTTGCTCTTAAATCAGCCAATGCTTCTACTTGGACTCCAGATCAAAATAAAGATTTTAAATTTATTATAAGGTATATGGAATTTGATGTTGGAACAAAAACAGTCGGTGGAGGAGCTGGTCAAACTGGCCATGGAAACTTCATACCTGTTTTACCAGCCGGAGTAGATGATAGTCCTAATCAACTCTTTGTTGATGCTGTTAATTTGATTGCGGATTCGGTTATACTTCCACAAACTAGTGCTAAATTTACTATTAACATTGGTGGTTCTACATATAACATTGAACCAAATAGAGTAATTGAATTGCCTTCTAGAGTAGAAGTAACTGAAGCAGGTGATATTACAGTAAACTGCTCATTAACAACAAACAATTCATTATTAACTCCAATGATTGATATGGGTAGAATGTCATTATTAACATTTAAGAATGGTATTAATGATGATAATACTTCAGAGGATAGTCCTACACATGGAGCTGCAGAGGCTCGTTATATAACTCGTATGACAAGTTTAGAAAATGCTTCAACTAGAATGGATGTTTATGTTGACATATCAAGACCTTCATCTATTACAAATGTAGAAGCTTATATTCGATATACTGATGGCGGAACATTTACTAAAATGCAATCAAATGCTATTCCTATTGGCGGAGGGTTTAATGAAGTACACTTTAGAACAAGTGAAGATGAACCTTCTTACGATAAGTTCCAGATCAAGTTTGTATTGTTGAGTTCTGATGGTGCACAAATACCAAAACTGAAAAACTTTAGAGCTATAGCTACTTCGTAATGGATGATTACAGCCCAGTTGAAGATAATCCTAAATTGGTTAGAGATAACTATAGTAAAGCGATTATAAATACTGACAGTGAGGCTTATGATGCGTATATGAAACGTAAGAAGAAAGCTATAGAAAAAGAAAATGAATTACAAAATTTAAAAAAGGAAGTAAGTGAAATAAAAGACTTACTTATACAAATTGCAAAAAAGGTAGGATAAAAAATGCCACAGCAGACAGATACATTTACTTCGTTATCAGCTCAGTTGACAGCTAGAAATTTAGGAACAGTTGGAGATACATTTACTCTTCCAGCTAACTATAGTAGCTCGATACTGGAATCTGAAAAGCTCGCATTTCCGTCTGGAGGTATTTCCACCACACAATCACTCAATGAATTTCGTAAAGTTGTAAACCAAATTGCAGTTGACTTAAAGGATGAGTCGGAGAATCTACAAGCACAGATTACAGACAACGGTGTTGACATCAGTGAGATCGATACTAACCTTATTGAAATCGGAAGTGATTTACAAGATATTGCTACTGATTTAATTCGTAAGGCTTGGGACTCGATTCAAATTAATGCTGGAACTGGCTTATCAGGCGGGGGTGATCTTACTGCTGACAGAACAGTAAATCTAAAAGTAGCCACTACTACTGAAATCGGTGGCACTCGTTCCTTTGCTGGTTCTATTGCAGAAGGTGCAACAGAATCTAGTATCACTGGTCACATTATAGTAGACGACGATGGTTACATGAAAGTTCTAGATAACGCAATAGAACTTGGTGTTAAGACCCGCGGTAATTATGTCAAAGCAGTTTCTTCTACGGTTGGGGATGGTGTTACGATTACTAATTCTTCTGGTGAAGGGGTAACTCCTGACTTTAAATTAACAGAAAGAATTGTTGCTGGGACGATTGGTTCTTCTAGTACTTCTTCTAATATCAAGACTGTTAATGTTCCAAAGATCACATATAATAAATTCGGACAAATTACTGCAGTCACTACAGAATCTACAGTCTCTGCAAACAATTCAACCGTTAATTTATTAATAGCTAGTGGGGATACAGGTCTTAGATTTAATACCACAGGTAATTCACAATCTGAAAATTTTACATTGAATAAAGGTTCTGCCCAATCAATTACTATTAGGCATAATGAAACTCGTAGTAATGCAGTTGACGAACAGGTTGTTACAACTAGAATAGGGGCGTTTCTTCAAGAAGGAACAGAAATAACTCAAGCGGACGCAGGCGTAAGAATACCTTCTACTATAAAAATTGATAAATATGGCCACGTTACTAATATTGCAACTAGAGCATTATCGTACGGTATGACACAAGCTAACCGACTTGTATTATCTGCCGCTGCAAATTATTCAGGTACAATGATTGGTGGTAAAGAAGTCTTCGATTTACATGTCC